CTACAAGGGGGCTGTATGAGCACAATCCTGAAATGGGCGGGCAATAAAACCGCCGTTATGCCGCACCTGAAAAAGTACCTGCCTGCTGGCCCGCGACTGGTTGAACCGTTCGCGGGTTCCTGCGCTGTAATGATGGAAACTGATTATCCTCATTATCTTGTCGCGGATATTAACCCTGACCTTATTAATCTTTATCAGGTAATCAAAGAAGACGTTAACAGCTTCATTCATCTGGCTGAACGTATATTTTCAAAGTTCACCACGGAAGAAGGTTATTATAAATGCCGCCAGTTTTTTAATACTGTACCACTTGAGCCAATAGATAAGTCGGCCTACTTCCTTTTCCTTAATCGCCACTGTTACCGTGGTTTGTGTCGTTATAACCAGCGCGGCCTTTTCAATGTGCCATATGGTAATTACAAAAAGCCTTATCTGCCTGTTGATGAAATACGCGCATTTGCTGAAAAGGCTGTGCGTGCCACGTTCATCTGCGCCAGCTATGACGAGACACTGGCAATGCTGCAGACAGGTGATGTGGTTTATTGCGATCCGCCATATGACGGAACGTTTACCGGTTATCACACTGCAGGATTTACCGAAGACGATCAGTATCATCTGGCGTCTATTCTGGAGCGCCGGTCATCAGAAGGTCATCCGGTTATCGTGTCCAACAGCGATACATCACTGACCCGTTCTCTCTATCGCAATTTCTCACTCCATCAGCTGACAGCAAAGCGCAGCATGGGCGTGGCTGCCGGTGAAAGTAAATCCGCCGTTGAGGTTATCGCAGTTTCTAAGCCATTCGCCTGGATGGGCATCGATTATGCGACAGGATGCGACAGCTCTGCTTTTCATAAGGTTCAGCCGTGAGTGATGTTGCCCTGCCTTATGCATGGAACGCACCACGCGAGGCCATTGCCAGTCCGTACCTGACACACGCAGAACAGCGCCGCCGCGATCAGCAGGTTGCGGCATTGCTGCGTGCGCGGCATGAACTGGAGTTACAGCCGGACTGCGTACGTTACGACGTGCGCCGCCGGGCTGATGAGCTGGAGCGCCACCACGGTTTAGCGCGAGCCAATGCCTTTCTGGTGAATTTCACCCGGAAGGCATTGCCACGCCTTGAGCTGGTCAAGAATAAATACAGCATCACAGGGATCGAGTCAGAAGTGTCCGGTGCTGCGTTCGGCGTCCAATTTGACGCCGCTGACGTGCGCTTTATGGCTTCCCGACTGGTAAACATGACGGCCCGGTTTAATCGTCTGCCGGATATGTCAAAAGCAGATATCGATCTGCTGGCCGGTGACATTTCCAACTTCATAATTTCCGAGTTGGGCACTATTGAAGTGGAAGCCGGCAGCGACCTGAAAATCCTGCACGCGTCCTACCACTGCGCCGCACGCATCACCCGGCATTTCAGAAATGCGCCGCCGCTGTGGGAGCGTATCACCACTAAATTCGTGACAGCTGAGGATGTGGCCCCGGCTACCCTGCGCATGGCCTCAGAAAAGTGGTGGCGGGGCCGTCTGCGCCGCGTTGCTGCTGAGTGGCGCGAGCATCTGCAAATTGCCCTGGGTAATGTCAGCAAAACTCGCAAGGCTTACGCAAGCAAGGGCTGCGTTACAGAATGGCGTGAGCAGAAACGCCGCACGCGTGAGTTTCTTAAGGGAATGGAACTGGAAGACGAGGAAGGCAACCGCATCAGCCTGATCGACAAATATGACGGCAGCGTAGCTAATCCGGCGATCCGTCGCTGTGAACTGATGACCCGCATCCGTGGCTTTGAAAACATCTGCAACGAGCTGGGTTATGTCGGTGAGTTTTACACCCTCACCGCCCCGTCAAAATTCCACGCAACAACCCGCGCCGGATACCGTAACACCAAATGGAACGGTTCCAGCCCGGCGGACACTCAGCGCTACCTTACCGGGCTGTGGGCCAAAATCCGCGCCAAACTTCACCGCGATGAAATCCGGGTGTTCGGGATCCGTGTGGCCGAGCCTCACCACGATGGTACACCGCACTGGCATATGCTGATGTTCATGTTGCCGGAAGACGTGGCCCACGTGCGCCATCATCAGTAAATACGCCTGCAAGGAAGACCGTCAGGAGCTGAAAAGCGATAAAGCCCGTAAGGCCCGCTTCCATGCTGAGGCTATCGATCCCGACAAAGGGAGCGCAACTGGCTACGTTGCGAAATACATCAGCAAAAATATCGACGGCTACGCCCTGGACGATGAGCGCGACGACGAGAGCGGTGAAACGCTTAAAGAGACCGCGCCTGCTGTTTCTGCCTGGGCGGCCCGCTGGCACATCCGGCAGTTTCAGTTTGTTGGCGGTGCGCCGGTCACCGTTTACCGCGAGCTGCGTCGAATGGCTGACGCAGAGACGGCGCGCGGCCTGAGTATCGAATTTGCCCTTGTACATGACGCAGCTGACGCAGGCGACTGGGCCGGTTATGTAAATGCCCAGGGCGGACCGTTCGTACGCCGTGACGATCTCCAGGTACGCACCTGGTACGAAAGCAGCGATTCGGTCAATGACTACGGCGAGGAAACCGTCCGTGTTAAGGGCGTTTACGACACCGAGGTTGGCGACGGCTCGCCGATCGTGACCCGCGTTGTGCAGTGGAAAATTGTACCGAAGCGGGCCGTTGACCTGGCCGTTGACGTTAAGGGCGCTTCTGCGCCCTCTCGGAGTTCTGTCAATAACTGTACGGGGGATCCGGTGCCGGATCCCGGCATCGATATCACCAAACCTCTAAACCGACGCGAGCGCAGACAGTTAACGGAGCGTTTGCGGAAGAAAAAAACGGCTACCGGGCAAAAATTCGACCACGTTACAGAGCAGAACGCGGCGGCTATAGCCAGGGCAACTGACGAAATGCACCTTTTAACCGGCGAAACACTCAGCCGGGGAGAGGCGCTGTCTTTAATTTCCGGCGCGACGCTGTTTATTGGCGGCCGGTGGCGTAGAGGTTCGGCGAGTGGTGACGTTTATGCAGCTAATGCGCCAGCCTCAGCCAGGGCGGCCAGCATCATGAGCAGGGTGCGCCAGCTCGAAAAAGCCGCAAAATAACGATGCTAATTTACAGGTGAGCGCGGTTAACCATTGTTGCGCTTAACAATTTCCCTCAGACATATCCGATTGAAAGATAAAAAAACATTTCACTTCCCAAAGTTTTTTATATACTGTGAATATATACAGTGTTGTTGTGAGGGGGGATTATGATTCTGGAAGATACAAGTCGTGCGCATAAGTGGGCCTGCGTGCAGTTCATTGCCGAAGTATCGTTGTTAGCCAATTGCAAACCGTCCGATCTAAAGTTGGCGCTGAGCCTTATCGCCGATTTAGCCCATCAAGAAAATGAAGAAACGGAAAGCAATATTTTTTACGAAGCAAAATGAGATAAGCCCATGAATAACAAAACTTAAGTTTTGGTTTTCATGGGGTTGAACAACGAGCGAAGCGAGGCGTTAGTTATGGGATTTCCTAGCCCGGCACAGGACTATGTAGAGACTGTCCTGACTCCAAACAGCTTATGCGGCATCACAGCTAATAGTCGTATTATTGAAACATCAGCAGGTTATGCGGTGATTAACCCCGCATTAAAATGCCCGCCTGGTGCGGACGTTCTGATCCAGGCATTCGGGCGTACGCATTTCGCAAAAGTTGCCGGTCACTCTTTTATAACATCCGACGGCGAAGCGCTGGAAGGTGAAGCACTGGACGATGTGGTTGTTTTAGGCAGGGTTACGCACCTCATCAACCGCACAATCAGCGATGATAACTGCCCTGTGATCTGATGGTTTTATCATTGCCGCGCCGTTCACGCGGTTGTGCATGTCTATGGTGCATGAAAATGAAGGATCGTTAGAGGATCGTTTATGCCCCGGCCCGCCAGTTCTGGCGGGCTTTTTCATATCTCATGCACCTGCATGAAAACTATTACATAAAGCGCGCAGGCGTGGCGGGGCTACGAGCGCGCGCTTTGAGGTTAAAGCGGGGTCAGAAGACCATTTTTGACCCCGGCAGGCGTGCCGGGAGGGGGGTAATTCGTGCGCGTGCGGGCCGCTGTGGGGTGCGGCGAAACGAAGCGGTGCGGAGGTGATGCAAAAAATAGAATCGCTCAGAGGGCCTTGGAGGCGTGCTGAGTGGGTCAGAGCTTGAGGCGGTAGGTCGTTTAAGGATTGAAGACCAAAAAAAACCGCCCTGACGGGCGGTCTGCTGGGTTAGCTAGCGCTGTCGTCGCCCAGGTCCAGGCTGTACGGTTCCCAGCGGATCACCTGCTCCCCGATCCAGTCGTTCAGTTCTTCCATGCGCTTCTGCAATGGCAGCAGTTCGTTACGAACAAAAACGCGGGCGGCCTTCTCCACATCACCAAACCCGCCGGTGTTAGTCGGGATGATGCCCATCAGCTGCGGCGGCACGCGATGGGCGGCCAGCATGTCATCACGGCTCACATTCTTGATGTTCAGAAACTCATCCTTTGCCGCAACCTCAGACAGGGGGATGATCTGAATGCCGTCTTTCTTCCCGTTCGGGCTGTACATAAACAGGTTGCGGAAGTTGCCCGGCCCTTTCGATTTTTTCAGCGCCTCCCGGATGTTATCCACGTCCTGCTGGTTAGCCGCGGGATCTGACATGTACATGATGAAGCCAGCGTGGCTACCGTTAAGGTAATATTTCCGGCGGAACATGGTCGCGGACTCGTTCAGCAGCGTGGACGGAATGGCGGACAGATAATCCGGCAGGCCGTAAATCTCCTGGTTCAGGTCGGCTTCCATCAGGTGAAAGACCCGGCCCGGCGCAAATTCATAAGGCTGCTTCTGGTAGCCGTACTGCACGAACCAGTAATGATCCGGGTCAATGCCGCGACGGGTGAACTTGGCAAGCGAAGCCTCAAGCGTCAGCGTGTCGCCTAACCGGTTCACCCGCTTCTCAAGGTAGGCGTTACCGAATACCAGAAAGTCCTGGACGAAACGGCCAAATGCCTGCTTTGACAGCAGGCGGTGCGGCTTAAAGGTGCTGACCAGAATGTTACGTTTCACCTGTATTGCGCTGCTGTGATGGACCGCTGCGCGGTACGTTCGCGCCAGCCCGTCCAGGCTGATGGGCGGCTCATACCACCTGTCGACCTGAACGCATTCCAGATAGTCCAGCAGTTCGCGACGATCGAGCACCGGCACGGGGTCCCCGAAGGAAAACGCTTCGGCATGAGCGCCGCCGGGCTGTTCGGTCATGGTCTGCGCGGCAGACTGGCGGCGCAGCTCCTGCGCGCGGGGCTTACGTTTACCCATCAGTAAATCTCCACAATAGTGCTGTTATTTGCCGTTGCGCCTTCAAGCGGTTCGTTAAAGAGTGCGTGCATGGTTGCCCAGGCCAGGTCTGCATGGCTGGCTTCCTCACTGCGGCTGGCTTCGTAGGTTGGGCGGTTTCCGCTGGTCGTGGTGCTTTTGCGGATCGCCATAAATGACTGGGCTACGTCGGTCATGCCCGCGTCAAACTCCAGACGGCGGCTTGCGATGATGTCGTAGGCTTTGAGCACCAGGGCATTCTTGACGTTGGGGTTATAGACAAACTCACGGACACCGGGGTAGAACGCCTTTACGTTCTCGTAGACGCCGTGGCCCACGCCGGTCGAGTCAATGCCGATATAGGTCACGTTAAACTGCAGGGTAAGCTGCCGGATGGCTTCTGCCTGGGCGCGGAAGTCCATCCCGCGCCACTGGTAGCGCTGCAGGATGCGGAACTTGCCGCCCGGCACCAGAGGGGGCGCGATCACCACGCACCCGGCGCTGTCACCGTTCGTTGTGCCTTTCGCCGGGTCATAGCCGATCCATACCGGGCGGTTAGCGAACGGGCGAATCATCAGCGGCTCAAAGTCGTCCCAGACTTCCCAGCTGTCCACCATGCAGCCCTGCATAAGGGCCAGGTTAAACACGGACGCCAGATCGTCCATAAACACGCACATCAGCAGGTTCTGGTAATCCTCCGGGCTGTAGCGCTGGCGCAGCTGCTCCAGGTCGAACAGGTCGCAGCCACCGCGCACCGCATCTTCCACGGTGATGATCTGGCGATACTGGCCATCAGCACAGAGTGCGCCCCGCGCCAGATGGCTGTGGGAAAGGTCGATCTCTACCCTGTCGTGCTTTGTCCGGCCCTTGTTAAACTGAGCACCGGACCAGAACGGATAGGCGCTGTGCGTCAGGCTGGACGGCGTGGAGAAGTAGGTTTCACGCCATTTTTTATGCAGCGCCATACCGGACGCCACTTTCTGCAGCTCCTGGAATTTTGGTATCCAGAAATATTCGTCCAGGTAGAGGTTCCCGTGATAGCTCTGCGCGGTCCGGGCGTTGGTTCCGAGGAAATACAGCGTCGCCCCGTTCGGCAGCACCATCGGATCGCCGCGCAGCTCCACATCAACCTCTTTCGCAAACTCAACAATGTACTGCTTGAAAACGTGAGCCTGGGCTTTACTCGCTGAGAGGAAAATCTGGTTGCGGCCGGTGATAAGCGCGTCAATCAGTGCCTCACGGGCAAAAAAGAACGTCGCCCCGATCTGGCGGGATTTCAGCAGGTTCCTGACGGCGTATTTATTCCCGGCTTCCCACCACTGGCGCTGGTAGTCGAACATGGTGGAGTGGAAAATCTCTTCCAGCTTCTCGATCTGTTCGTCGCTGAAAACGTTTTTCTCTGGCGGCCTGCGCGGGCCTTTGTTGCGGTTGGCCACCTTCGGATTGAGGTCGGCTTCGTTGCCGCCGTCGTTAAATTTACCGATCCGGGCGTGGCGTTCTGCCTGACGGGCCAGCAGGTCAATTTCCTTAAAATCTCGCCCCTCCTTTGCGGGCTTCATGATGAGCTGGCAATAGCGCGCCGCCGTGGTCAGCTGCATCTGATCCAGAGGACCGATCTCGCTCCACTTGTCGCGCTTTTTCCAGCTGTGAACAGTTGCGGGTTTCTCTCCCAGCATTTCAGCAATGCGGGCGATGCGTATACCGCTGAAATACAGAAACAGCGCCTGTTTTCGCGGGTCGAGGTCCGGGTTAATCGTCGTCATGTTCATGGCGTCAGACTACGGCCCCGCGTTCACCTGCGCCGCTTCGCCCTGTTGTGCCATTTTTCCCACAATGGCCGCGCGTTGTTTCTCCCTCCTCTGAAACGCAAACATAAAGCCTCTCGACACGTCCAGAACAACCGGAGCCGGACAGATGGCAAAAAAATCAAAGCGTTTTCGTATTGGGGTGGAAGGTGCCACCACTGACGGGCGCACCATTGATCGCGTATGGCTGACCCAGATGGCGGCGAATTACAGCCAGCAGGTCTACACCGCTGTAGTCAATATGGAGCACATCAAGGGCTATACGCCTGACAGCGCTTTCCGCCGTTTCGGCATCGTGGAAGCGCTGGAAGCGGAGGAAATCAGTGAAGGACCGTTGAAAGACAAGATGGCGTTATACGCCTGGATTGTCCCGACCGACGAGCTGGTTTCCATGACCGCGAAGCTGCAGAAACTCTTCACCTCAATGGAGGTAAACCCGAAATTTTCCGACACCGGGGAGGCCTATCTGGTCGGCCTGGCTGTCACTGACGATCCGGCCAGTCTGGGCACGGAGATGCTGCAGTTCAGCGCCAGCGCTGCGGTTAATCCGCTGGCGCGTCGCAAACAGGACCGCGACAACCTCTTTACCGCTGCCGAAGAAACTCTCTTCGAATTTGAAGACCTGCCGGAAGAAAAGCCGGGTTTGTTCGCCAGCATCAAGGCGCTGCTTTCCCGTAAATCCGCTGACGATGACGCCCGTTTTGCTGATGTGCATCAGGCCGTTGAAGAGGTCGCGGGAGCGCACCAGTCGCTGTCTGAATCTGTCGCTGAGTTCGGACAAAGCCTCGGCGATCTGAAACGTGATTTTTCACAGCGCCTGGATGCCATGCAACAACAGCTGTCCACGGCAGAAAGCGATCTTTCTACCCTGCGCGAGCAGTTAACCGAGGAAGACAGCCGCAGCGATCGCCGCCCGTTCTCTTCCGGCGGTAACGGCAGCTCAGACCAACTCACAACCTGCTGACGGAGCATAAAACCCGATGAAAACGAAAACCCGCTTTGCCTTTAACGCTTACCTGCAGCAGCTGGCGACGCTTAACAAAATTGACGTGAAAGATATTGGCTCTAAGTACACCGCTGAAGCATCAGTCGCGCAGACACTGGAAACCAAAATCCAGGAATCGTCCGCGTTCCTGACGCGAATCAACGTCGTGCCGGTGGATGAGCAGTCCGGCGAACGTCTGGGTCTGGGTATCGGTGCGACGGTGGCCGGAACCACGGACACTACCAAAAAAGAGCGCGAACCGACCGATCCGACCTATATCGACGGCGAAGGCTACAAGTGCACCCAGACCAACTTTGACACCGCGCTGGGCTATGAAAAGCTGGACCTGTGGGCGAAATTCCAGGACTTCCAGATCCGCATCCGTGACGCGATTATCAAGCGCCAGGCGCTGGACCGCATCATGATCGGTTTTAACGGTGAGCGCCGGGAAAAGACCTCCGATCGCCTGACCTATCCGCTGTTGCAGGACGTAAATATCGGCTGGCTGGAGAAAATCCGCCGTGAAGCGCCGGTGCGCGTACTGAGCCGGATTGTGGGCAGCGATGGCACCGTTATTTCGCAGACGGTGCGGATCGGCAAGGGCGGCGATTTTAAAAACCTCGACGCACTGGTTATGGGCGCGGTCAGCGAAAAAATCGAGCCGTGGTACCAGGACGATACTGAGCTGGTTGTTATCTGTGGCCGTTCGCTGATGGCTGATAAATATTTCCCTATCGTCAACCGTGACCAGCCGAACAGCGAGGCGCTGGCCGCCGATCTGATCATCAGCCAGAAGCGTATCGGCGGCCTGCCCGCTGTGCAGGCGCCTTTCTTCCCGGCTAACGCCATCCTGATCACCCGTCTGGATAACC